GGTTCCAGGGGCAGGCTGGTGCTGGCCGTCTGCGCCACGATCCGCTGGGGCTCTGTGAGGATGGCCTCCCCGCCGGCCTCGCTGGTGCTGGTGCCACCGCCTCCGGAGCTGGACGTGGTCTCCGTGCTCCCGCCTGCGGCCGCGCCCTTCTCATAGGCCCGGTAGGCCTCCCGCTTCAGTAGAAACTTTACAGTGTTGATCCGGTAGGCGCTCTCCGGGATAGGCACGTTGAAGGTGGCCGGGTGGCTGGGGTCACAGTTGTCCGAAAACTGGAACACATACAGCGACGTGGCACCCTGGCTGTTCAGCTCATGGATGCCCACCCTGTCCGCCAGTTGGTTCATGCTGTCCGCGGCGTCCTTGAGCGCGTTGGCAATGGTGATCTCGATGTCCTGGGGCTTGTCCCGCACGCCCTTCTTGGCCACGGTCACGATCCGCGCCTGGAAGGAGATCCCGTGCTCCCCGTCCATCACCTGGGCCAGCTTGCCGGGCATGTAGTTGTCCCAGCGCTGGCCGGTCATGGCGTACAGATCCACCGCGGCGGCCTTGTAGGCAATATAGGGGTTCTTGTACCTCTCCAGCACGGCCATGCCCCGCTGCTTCAGCGTGGCGGCGTCCTGGATGGTGGTGTCCGCAAAGATGGAGCATTTCACGCCCCACGTGGAGATGGTGTCCGCGTCGATGTAGGGGAGACCGCCGTTCACCTTGGTGATGTTCAGCTGATTCACGCCTTCGCCGTATCCAAGGCAGTACATCCGGGTCACCATCTGGGTGGCGTCCATAGACTTTTCAATCTGCAGCAGATTGCGCATGTAGTGGATGCCGCAGCCGGCAGAACTGTCCGCCCGGCGCAGGTTGGCCGTCCAGGGCGTGGTGCTTGTGTCCCATTCCCAGGTGTAGTCCTCCACCAGCACGGCGCTCACGCTCATCAGGGCTGCCAGCAGCGTGCAGTTCTCCAGGTGGTAGGCAAACTGGTCATGGAACTCGCATACCCCCAGCTGCCACCGGGGAACCGTCTGGTGGCCCAGGATGTATTCCAGCACATCCTCCGTGTAGATGCCATCCCCGCCGATCTCATGGGCCGTAAAAAGCACGTCGTCTACCAGGGTGGCGGTCACGTGTTCTAAGTCGTATTCGCTCCATCCATCCGGCTGGTGCTGGGGCATGCCGATGATCCGGTACAGCCCCACGTCCCGCGCCCCGTCGTCAATGTGCACATAGTTGTTCGGCTCGCAAAACGCATGCTTGGGGTCGCTGGTGGGCAGTTGGAAGCTGCCGGTCCACAGGTCATTATGCTTCAGCTCATACCCGATGGCGTCAGCGTTCTCCAGGATTGCAAGCAGGCGCAGATCCTGGCCGTACACCTTCAGCATCCATTCTCACCCCTTCGCCCCGCTGCGCCGCCTGGCTCAGCACCTCCACGGCGCTGTACAGTTCCCGCCCAATGTACACGGCTGCACATTCTGCCTCCATCCGCCAGCTGCAATCCAGGCGGCAGCGCTTGTGGGTCAGCGGGCAGAATGCCGCCGTTTTCTCTCGTCCGTTCATTCAGATCCACCTTCCTGTGGCCCGGGCGGTCACGGCCGCCTGGGCGGTCCCGGTGTCAAAGGTGCCGGCCACGGTCACGCTGCAGGCCCGCTCTGCCACCAGATGGTCAAAGCGCGTGGCATAGGGGAGGGCGCTGTCGTCGCCCACCATCGCGCCAATGGGTGCCTCCATGTTGATCTCCAGGGTTTCTCCGGCGGCCACGGCCATGCCGGCCAGCACCACCTGGCGGCTGCCCACGGTCACCGTCACACCGGTCAGGTCCGCCTCCCCGGTGTTTTTGAGGGTCAGGCTCACCGGCGCAGGCTCTCCCGTGCGCAGCGGCAGCGCCAGCACCGTGTCTGCCCCTGCGGTCAGTGTCCCGCTGGCTATGTCCGGCCACAGGTTGTAGGCGAAGGGCTGGCAGCGGAACCCGATGGAAATGCCACCGTCCGGCCAGCTGCTCTGGCTGAAGGTAATGCCGTCCTCCACTTCCGCCAGCAGGTACCGGTCGGGCTCATAGTCCCAGATCAGACGCCTGCGGCCCACCTTCAGCCAGGCGGCAATTTCCCGGTAGATCCGCAGAGCCTCCGCTTCCGTGGGCGGGGTGTGCATCAGGTACAGGCTGCCCTTGTGGGTCATCACCTGGTGGACGCGCCGGTCGCCAAAGAGTACGTCCCCGTCCCCGCCGCCGATCTCAAAAGCGGAAAAGACGCTTTCCGGGCTCACAGGCCGAGATTTGGCGTAGATGTACACGCAGTCAAAGTCCCGCAGGCAGTGCTTCCCGTCAAAGGCGAAGTTGCACTCCATCATCCGATACCCTCCTTACACAAACACCATGCGGCTGTTCCGTCCGCTCATGCTCTTGGCGGATCTCCGTCGGGTGGCTTGGCTGATATTGGGCTCCAGCGCTGTCCCGAAGGCGTGCCCGTCCAGGCCAATCACCGCCGTTCCAAGGCCTCGCCTCTGCATGGCGTCCGCCAGTTCATCCCCCAGGCGCTCATAATCCAGCACGAAGGCGCTGCTGCCGGTCCCCGCTTCCGCGGCGGCCCGGCTGAGGCTCTGGGCGGCGCTTACCACTTGCCGTGTGTTGTTCTCAATGCCTAGTGCGAATCCTGTAGCATAGAACCGGCCCGCTTCCTCCATCACCCGGCTGGGGCTGGCGATGCCCAGCACCTCCCGGGCGGCGTTGTAGGCGGCCAGAGCGGCGGCCCGGGCCGCAGCCTCAATTCGGCTGCTGCCGTTGCGGATACCCCGCACCATGCCGTCTGCAATGGCGTCCCCCACGGCCTGGAAGCGGGTAGCGCTGCTGCCCCCAATGGCGCTCCACAGGGCCGTCAGGGCATCGCTGCCCAGGCTGGCTGCATTGCCGCGTACCGTGGGCAGGCCCTGGCTGATGCCTGTGGCCACGCCTCCGGAGAAGGCCGCGCCGATGGTCCGCCCGCTTGGGGCGTTCATCCTTCCGGAGGCGGCGTCCACGCCTGCCTGGGCTGTATCCCTGGCGGCTGTCTCTATGTCGCTTTCCGCGTCCTCAATGGCTGTGATCGCCGCGCCGATCCAGTCCGCGCCTAGGGTGCTGCCCGCGTCGGTGGTCATCAGGGCGGCAGCGGCCGCCAGGGCGCTCCCGCAGGCAGCCTCCACGGCCGCGTTCACGGTGGTTTCCCCGCCGGAGATGCCGGCGGCCATCCGCTCCATGGCAGCCTGGTAGGCTGCATTGGCCACGGCGGTCAGGGCGTTCGCAACTGCTTCCCTGTTGTCCTCGCTGCTTTCAATCCCGTCGGCAATGGCCTTGCGCACATAGCCGCCCAGCTCCTTGAACTTGGTGGCACTGGTTCCGCCCAGGCCCAGCACGCCCGTGGATTGCACCCCAAAGGCGGTGCCCAGGGCCGCGATCACCGCGTCATACACCTTGCCCGCAGCGCCGCCAAATGCGTCGGCTTTGGTCTCGTCCAGACCGTCCCGCACGCCTGCCACCAGGTGCTTGCCATAGTCCCTGGTTTTCCAGCTGGTGCCGTTGGCGATGCCCATTTCGTTCATCATGGTCCACAGCACGTTTTTGGACACGTTGCGCACCGCCTGGTCCAGGGTGCCCTCGTTCTCGGTGATGCCGCTCTGCATGCCGGTCATGATGTCCTTGCCGGCGTTCTTGGCTTCCTTGCTTTCCTCGCTTTGGGTCCCGAAGCCAAAGATGCTCTTGATGGCCTCCCAGATCTTCCCGAAGATCTTCTTTACCGTTTCGCAGACGGCATCCACTGCCGAAGCAAACCCGTCCAGCAGCCCCTGCAGGATAAACCCGGCCGCGCTTTGGGCTTCCGTGGAAGGGGAGGCAATGCCGAACACGCCCAGGATGGCCTGCCAGATGTTGCCGAAGATGGTGGTGATGCTGCTCAGCAGCGCGCTCACAGCGCTGCCCAGCCCGTCCACCAGGCCCTGAATCAGGTTCGTGCCCAGGGTGAGCCAGTCCACGGCAGCCAGGCCGTCCCAGATGGCCTGCACAATTTCCGGCAGCCGGGCGGCCAGGTCCGGAATGGCTCCCACCAGGGCTGTGGCAAACTCCACGATCAGCGTAGCCGCCATGGTGATCAGCTCCGGCAGGTTGGCCGTGATGCCGTCCACAATGCCCGTCACGATGGACAGGCAGCTCTCGGCCAGTCCGGACACATTGGCCGTCAGGTTGGCGGCCAGGTAGGTGATCAGCTGGGTGGCCATGGCCGCGATAGGCTCCGCATTGGCCGCCACCGTGTCCAGCACGCTTTGCAGCAGCCCAAAGGCCGCGGGGATGATGGTCTCCGCCAGCTCCGGCAGCGCTACGCTAACGCCGGCCACCAGCTCTGCAAGGCCCTGCTGCACCGAGGGCAGCGCGTTGGTGATCTCCGTGGACAGATTGGCCAGGCCCTCCGTCAGGGAGGCGGTGAAGCCCAGCACGATTTCTCCAACCTCCCCCGGCTGCAGCCCGTCCTTCAGAGCCGTGCTCAGCTCTCCCAGGGAAGCGGTGGCGGCATCCGCCAGGGGCTGGAATGCAGGCACCAGCAGCAGCCCGATGGTGTTGCTCAATCCTTCCGCCACGGCGTTCATCCGTTGCATGCTGTCGTCAAATCCGCCCAGGGTGGCCAACTGCTTGTCGCTGAACACCGTGCCCAGCTTCTGGGCTTCCTCGCCCAGGGCCTTCACGGCGTCCCCTCCGGCCAGAATCAGCGGGTTCAGGTCCTGGGCGCTTTTCCCAAACAGGTCCATAGCGATAGCGTCCCGCTGGGCCTCGTTGGTGATGCCGCCCAGGGCCGTGATGCAGTCCGCAAACACATCCTCGCTATCCCGCAGGTTCCCGTTGCTGTCGGTGATGCTCACCCCCAGGGCGGCAAACTTCTCCTTGGCCGAGTCGCTGCCGCTTCCCGCGTCGCCCATGGCCCGGACCATCCGGGCCATGCTGCCGGTGATGGTATCCACCGAGGTGTCCATGAAGTTGCTGGCAAAGGTCCATTTCTGCAGCTGATCCGCCGCAATGCCGGTCTGCTGGCTCTGGGTCAGCACATTGTCCGCCATGGCTCCCGCGCTCTTGGCCAGCTCATAGCCCTTTTCCGCGGCCTGTCCGGCCCATTGGGCGATCTGTTTCAGCCCGTTCCACGCTCCCTGCAGAGCGGCCAGAAAGCCAGCCCCCAGGGCGCCGGCGGCGCTTTTCAGCCCTTCCACCAGCTTGTCCCGCAGTGCCCCGGCCACGTCGCCCAGGCTCACTTCCATCTCGTCCAGCTTGCCGCTCACGGCGTCCAGCTGGCCCTCGGTGGCAATCTGCTCCGCCAGGGCGGCGTTCAAGGCCTTTTCCAGGTTGCGGGTTTCGTCTGCGTTTTCGCCGTACTTCTCCCGGCACTTGTCCAGCATCTCGGACAGGGTTCCGGTCTTTTCCCTTTGCAGGTCGTACTGGACAGCCAGTTCCTCATAACGCTGGCGCAGGTTGCCCACGGTCTCGCCCTGGGCCTTCATCTCCGCGCTGGTCACGCTCATCTCGCTTTTCAGCGAGGCCATCCGCTGGGCTATGGAGCTCAGCGCCGCTTTGTACTCCTGCTCTCCGTCAATGCCGATCCGGGCGCGCAGCTTCGGCCCGCCTCCGCCTTTTGCCATGGGTTTCCCTCCTCACGGTCTTGGCACGTCCTCCAGGCGCAGCCGCGGCGGCCCGCCGCCGGGCTTATTGCCGCTGCCCGCCATCGCCTGCTTCATTTCCGCCTTCAGCAGCAGCACGGCTCTGGGGCTCATGTCCCAGAAGTCCCGTGCGCTGATGCCCAGGTCGAGCGCGTGGAACATCAGCCACGCCCAGGGGAAGCGCTCCCCGTCCCCGGCGTGGTCTCCCCGTTTTTTGGGTCCGCCTCCGGCAGCGACCGGGCAATGGCCTTCTGAATCACGTCGCTCATGCCGTCAATGGCGCTCACGCTGAACAGCCGGTCAAATTCCTCCCAGGTCATCTCATTGCCGCCGCCGATCAGCGCGCCGTAGTAGAGGGCCTGCAACGCCCTGTGCTTAAAATTGGCCGCTTCCTTCAGGATCAGGTAATAGCCCAGGTCCTTCCCGAAAACGTCCTCATACACGTCCTCGGCCACCCTTGTGGCCTTGTTGTTAAAGCGCAGCCTGTACCGCTGCCCTCCCAGGGAGATGAACATCTCCGGGGCGTCTAGGTCCCGCCCGCGCACGTCATGCGCCACGGGCGGCGGGTTTTTTCCGTTTTCATTCATAAAAAGCGCGGCGCGGGTCACTCCCGCGCCGCTTGCCCTCCTTGATGGTTTTTGGTGGATCAGGTCGTGCCGGTGGGTGTCTCATACACCGCGTCAAACCAGCCCTCGGCCACGTCCGCATCCAGGCTGCTGTAGTCCTCGTCCGCGATGGCGCACAGCAGGTTGTCGTTCAGGCGGCGGTCAAAGCTGCCCTCCACCTTGGGCGTCTGGTATTCCATTTTCTCGCCGTCGGTCTTGCCGCTTTTCTCCATCTCGTAAAACTCGCCCTTGTACAGCCACCACAGTTCCTTGTGCCCGTTGTCCCGGGTGAAGCACAGGCCCAGGGCGCACTTGGCGGGATCTCCTCTGCCGGCGACGATCTGCACGCCGTTGCTGTCGGTGGCGCGGCCAAACATCTGCGCCTGCAGGTCGGCCGAGATGTCGGCCAGGCCCAGGCTCACGTCGTAGCCGTCAATGATCTTCTTGCGGCGCAGCACTTTGTTGCTGGCGTCCAGGCGGCCCTCCCGGTAGCGGGGCTTCAGGCCGATCTCAATGCTTTGCCCCAGCACCTCCGGGGTGCCGTATACAGGCGCGGCCAGCGCCGTATCCTCGGTGGTCATGAAAGAGATATACACGTCGGCAATTCCGTAAAAATAGCCGGGCGTGGAAACGGTATCAGGCATGGGTTCTCCTTTCCGCGCACCTTCGTGCGCCGGGCCTTGCGGCCCCGTATTACACTTCCTGCCAGCGGCAGATGATGGGGATGTGGTATAGCTTGGTGTCCTCCTCGTAGTTCCGCGGACCGCTGTACTGCACCGTCACGCCGGCCGCCTGCAGCGCCTGCACCACAGCCCGCAGATTGGTGTCCGGGATGGCCTCCCGGCTGAAGATGTTCACCTGCACCTGGTAGGAATAGCGGGTGGGTGCGTTGCTGCGGTAGGCATCCGGCTGGCTGCTCAGCTCCTGCCACGTCAGGTAGGTGCGCTGGGTGCCGGCGGCCGGGTGCTGCTGGGCCGGCCAGGGTAGCGGCGCAAGGGCCGCCTTGATCTTCGCGTTCACTCCCATGGGCTATTCCTCCTCGGGCAACGCAGCGGCCATGGCGGCGTTGATGGCGTCCGCGCCCCGTTCGATGGCGGGCCCCATCCAGGGATAGGCGTCCTGCTTGCTGGAGCCGTACTCCTGGACAAAGCCCACTTCCTCATTGCTTGCTTTCTTGCGCCCGTTGGGCTGGCTGCCCGCCGGGTACACGTCCACATAGATGCCGTCCTTAAAGTTCTTTCCTGGAGGAGACATCACAAAGCTCCTTTTCAGGGCTCCGCTGCGCTCGGGTGCCGCCTCTGCCAGCAGGTTGGCGGCCACCAGGCCACCGGCCCTCACGGCCCGGATGGCCCGCTGCTCAAAGTTCGCATTTTCTTTTTCAATCTCCAGCAGGACTTCATCAAAGCCTGTCACCTCAAAAAAAGCCATGGGCGCTTCCCTCGCTTTCCTCCGGCATACGCACCCGGGCTTTGATCTGGATCCAGTCCCGCCGGTAGCCCAGATGGTTGATCTGGATGATCTCATACACCGTATCGCCAAAGAGGATCTCCATGTCATTGCGCAGGCCGTCCCGCCAG